AGCCTTTCTCTTAATGAGTGATTTGTAAAGTTACTTTAATATCCAGGATTCTGATGTTCAGCGTCCCGGTAAAAAAGTTGATAATTGCCTGCATAGCATCCTCCTTCTCCTCTTTGTGATTTTCTCCTCCCGGTTTTGGTTTTTATGAGTGTTCCATAAAAATCCAAAACTTTTATTCATTATAACATTAAATCCCATAAAACACAAGTAAAAAAGTGTAAATTATCTGGCTCATACGTTGAATTTTTTCATCAATTTTCAACCATCTGTTTTCCGTCTGCACGATCTGTCTCTCTCCTTTCAAAAAAGGATTGACAGATTCAAAATGATATGCTATGATACTTAAGCTAAATCGAGATGCTAGTGTGGCTCAGTCGGTAGAGCAGCTGATTCGTAATAATACCTCCGATTTTGTGCCAGAGAATAACCCAGACAACCCTTGATTTTCAAGGCTTGTCTCTTTTTTTACCCTCTTTTTTGAATGGCTGATTTCACTACACCATATAGAAAATAAAGTAATCAGGTTTTGAATGGTTGATTATTAGGGTTGATTTCCTCCGCAGAGTATTGTAATATAATGTATGGAGGTTGAAACGCAAATGAAAAGGAAAATTCAGGAAAGAAACACCTATGTTACCTTAGAGCAATCCTTTAATGAGTTTATCCAGCAGAAAGAAGCTAATGGGTTATCCCCTGCCACGCTCCGCAATTACAAGTTATCCTATCACATCTTCTTTGACTACAATGAGTTTGATAGCGAAACTCCAATTACTGAAATTAACCAAAATCTCATTAATAAATGGATTAATCATATGCGGAAGGAAGAAATTTCTCCTTCTAGCATTAACCACTATTTGCGTGATTTCCGCACCTTCGTTAATTTCTGCATCAAGCGTGAATACATTGATGTTCCAATAGAGATTAAAGAAGTTAAGCAGCAAGAAGAACTTCCTAAATTCTATAGTGATGAAGATATTGAAAAGCTATTAAGGAAGCCTGAAAACAATGACACCTTCGCTAAATGGCGTATGTGGGGTATCGTTAATTTTGTTCTTGCTACTGGTGCCAGAGCTGCAACCATCCGCAACATTAAGTTAGACGATATTGATTTTAATAATGGTGTAGTTAACCTTAGTAATCATACCAAGAACCGCGAAGCCTTAAATATCCCTCTTTCCTCTACCTTGGAAAATGCTCTTAGAGAATATACACGCAAATGGCACATTTCAGATTATTTGTTCCCTAATGTTGGAGACGAACAATTAACTGACGGAGCATTAAGAAGTGCCTATGTTCGCTATTGCCAAGATAGAGACGTAGAACAAACTAATATACATGGCTTGCGGCATTCCTTCGCACGTGCTTGGATTATTAACGGCGGCAATCAGTTTAAGCTACAGCGTATTATGGGACATAAAAATCTGTCTATGACTAACCGCTACGTTAAGCTGTTCGCACAAGACTTAAAAACAGATTATGAAAGTTATTCCGCACTTGATGTTATTAAGAAGAAGTCTAAAAGAACCAGTCAGTTCAAAAAGGGGAGGTAATAATACCTCCCCTTCTTTTTATTTATGTTCTAAATGTTCTATTTCTTCTTTAATAACTTTAATGCTGCTTTCCGCTTTATACATTCTGTCGATTAAGTTATTGTGTTTATTCACCTTTTGCTCCAACTAATCAACGCGATATAAGATTAAGGCAGTAGTTTTCTTATTAACAAAATAAACGCTTGCCAAAGTTCCTATTAAGCCTATCGCCGCCACAATAATTGTTTCCATTTTTATTCTCCTTTTGGATTATTCAGTAAATTCTATAAACTCCTCTAACTCCATTAAATCCATAGCAGACATATTGACATTCTCTTTCAAACTTACTTTTACCTTTTGGAAGTCAGCAAGTTCTACTTCTGTTTGAAGAAGTGCTTCAAGTTCTTTATCTTGATTATCTGCCAGTTTAGATATTCTTTCGCGGTTATCATCAAAATAACCTAAATGCTCATTCATAATCTTAATAAGCTTATATGTTTCATAAGCTGTTTTCAATGATAAATCCTATGAAGCCATTTTTCTTAATGCCGCAACAGAATTTACAATTTTACCTAATGTAATTTTCATAACTATAATCTCCTTGTCTGTTTATTATGCGTGTGTTGCTTTCCTACCATTGATAGCAAGTTCGCCAGAACTATAGCAAGAAAGTTTCACTGTGTTATATCCACTCTTTAGCCATAAAGTATAAGCATATACATTGTCCCAATAGTAAGAAGATGAACCTAAATCATAAGTACCATTTCTAGAAGGTGTGATTGTTGTATAGCTACCAGAGCTACTAGAACCGCCTATTGTTGTTGTGCCAACTTTTATAGTGCTTGAGCTACCAGCTGTAATGTAGCACGTTGAAGATAAATAAATCTTTGAAATATAAGCATATCCCCAATAATTAGAAGAACCGCCTAATGAATATGATGAAGTTAAAGGTTTTAATATTGTGCCTGAAAGTGTGACAGTGTTTGTTCCATCTTTAAGTTCCTTAACGCCTGCCGTTGAAGTGCCTGTTGTGATTTTAACACCATTAACAAGGAAATTCTTACTGGCATCCATACTTATATAGCCTCCGCCGCCACCAAGATATATTTTATCTATATATGCTTCTTTAAATCCCTAACTACTGCTAATTCCAAGTTTCCAAGTGCCATCAGTAGAGATTTGTTTGTTTGCTACATTAATCGTCATAACTGAACTACCAACAGAACTAAAGTATATCGAACCTGTTCTAAACCATACATAGTCAACATTTTTCACGGAACTATCGCCGCCAATATACATATAACTACCCGCACTTGTAATAATCATTTTATTATCCGCATTATATACATTTCTTACTTTTAATGACGTTAAATCAACTCTATCTGCGGAAATAGTGCCTGTTGTAATTCTACTGCCGTCAATCGTAGTAGTGCCACCACTCTTTAAAGAATTGATTGTGACATAGCCTGATAAATCAATCTTTTCTGCGGTTAAGGTTGCCATTCTATCGGTAATGGTAAAGTTGCTTGAACTTGTGCCACTCTTGATAACCCAATCAATCTTACTTGCCGTTTGAGATACAGAAGAAATATTTCCTTCTGCGGTTGTTATTCTTGTGCTAAAACTGTTTGCCGTTTGTTTGGCTTCACTGGCTGTTGTAGCCGCACTGTTCGCCGTATTTTCTACTGCGGTAATTTTAGTGCTAAAACTGTTTGCCGTTTGTTTGGCTTCACTGGCAGCGGTTTTAGCACCATTGGCTGTTTCTTCTACACTTTCAACCTTTGTTGTAATGCTATTCACATTTTGCTCTATGGTGCTTTGCTTTGTCTTTAAGATTTCTACTTCGCCATCAAGATTATTGAGTGTTGTTTGAACACTACTTACCGTAGAAGTTAAGCCATTTGCCGTTTGCTATACTTCACTTACATTTGTTGTTAATGTTGCTATTTGTTCTGTAATATTACCTTGTTCATCAGTAATAGTTTTCATAGAACCTTTAACTTCTTTAAGTGTTGATTTCGTTTCATCTACGGTTCTAATCAATTCATTTGTCTTATTGTTTAATGCCGTAATTGCACTATTTACTTCTGTCTTTTGGGTGTCTCTGCGTTTGTTGCCAATACACTCAAATTCACATCCAGAAGATTTAATAGATTTCTTCATTACATAGCAAGTATTACCATTAACTGTTATAATATCGCCGCAATTAATCCCAAAGTCTTTATAAGTGCTAAACTTCATCGGCGTGTATTTAATTGTTTTTAATTCCCCCAAGAGTTGAGAAGCAATAGTTGTAATAGTTGATTGCTTTTCACTTGTAAAGAATAATGGGTTTTCAGTAATGATATAGGCGTTTGTACCTGTTCCCACTACATAACCTATATCATCAAATGTGCTTTGTATCTACACTTTGTCTATTGACTCAATCTCATAATCAGACATTGTAAGTTTAATATATTTGCTGTTATTTACTGTTGTAGTTGTGCTTGTATAAGCCTTGTAAGTAATATCATCTGTTTGTGATAAATCGGCAATGAAATTCACATTAAGGATTTGTGCGATATATTGTAAAATTTGCCGATAAGTAATATTACTTGTCATAAAGTTATTATAGACTGTATAACTTGCTCTATTAAGGCTTGCTATTGAAGAAATACTTAATCCTACTTTATTTCCCATACTATTTATCATTCTTGTTAAAGTAATGGGATAAGAAAGAGTAGATACCCAAGCATCGGCTACTTCATCCAATAGTGAAATACAATCATAGGCGGTTAAGGTTGCTTTATTACCTCTCTTTGAAATATCTTTGATATAGTATGTGCCTTTGTAAGCATAATCGGCTTCGCCGCTCATCTAACAATACCAATCAAACGCCTAATCTATATAAGTTTCGGCTTTGCCATCAGCATTGTCTATTGTAAATTTGATAGACGCAGAAGCGACAACGCCATACACAAAATCATTTTCATTATTGATTTCCTATTGGAATGTGACACCACCATATAAGTTAGCATCCAATAGAGTAAGATTAAGGGTGTTGCTAATTAATTTGTTTTTCAAGCCGTTTCACCGCCTATTTCTTCTGCTTTGAAACTAACACCACTCCACAAGCCATTAAGCAGAACGCCATTAAACAAGGTGCTGTTTGTGCTTTTGGTATGTGCCTATATCGTCTTTTCTCCTGCTATCGGGTCATAATAGGTTAGATTATAGGTTTTACCAGCAACGGCGTTTAAAACGGCTGCTACAACCTCCTGTGTAGTTGTTGGAAGTGAAATAGTAATTGTCCTTTTTCTGTTATATACATAGTTGTAATGATAAACACCATCATCTGTCATGCCGCTATCATCGGCTTCTAATCCCGCAATGCTTACTTTACAACTTTTTACGTCATATTCAGTATTACCAATTTTAATTTTACCTTTTGTTAGTGCCATTGTCGCACCTCCTTGAAATAAGAGGGGTAATAAATCCCCCTCCTGTTATACTAATAATGGTTTGCCTGTTCTACGTCTATATTCATTATTGCCTCTTGCGGCGGCATTAGCAATCACATCATCACCAATAGACAAAGAAGTGTCTTTATCTTCGATTGCCTGAATTAATTGCTGTGTTGTCTAAATAAGCGTAGAAATAATATCAGAATTGCCGTTTCTAAAGGCGGTTTCCAATTTGTTTTGGCTATCAATTTCTAATCCAGTAGCATCAGTTAATGTAGGCGTAATTGAAGCACGCAATCTTACATTGCTTAACCCCATATCACTTTCTACTTCCGGAACTTCAAGATTAGGATTAAAGGCAGCTTCAACAGCCGTTCCCATATCTTTAACTGCATCAGTAGCATATTTGATGTTATCAGTAATGCCTTTACCTAAACCCATTGCTAAGTATTTACCATCTTCGGCGGTTAATTTTGAAGGTGAAGCAATACCAAAGAAACCCTTGATAGCACTCATTACATCATCTACCCAACCGCTGATTTTATCTTTAAGCCATCCCGCAGCGTCTTTAATGCCTTGCCACAAACCTTTAACCAGATTTAAGCCTGCTTCTGCCATACTTTCAAAGCCATCATTGATTGCTCCCAATATAGAACTAAGGATTTCAGCAACAGCTTTTAATATCTCAATTAAAATTTGGGGTAAGTTTTCAACCAAAGCAACAAACAGCTTTACGCCACATTCAATAATTTCTGGTAAATGCTCTAAGATTGCTTGAACAATACCATTAATTAAATCAGGAAGTGCTTTAGCTATTCCTGAAATGATTTCACCAATATTTTCAATTAACGCAATAAATAACTATATACCACATTCTATAATTTCTGGCAGCAAGGTAAGTATTCCGCCTATAATTCCATCAATTAATTCTGGAAGTGCTTCACTAATAGCGGCAATAATATCAGGCAATGCTTCTATTAATGCTGTCATTAATTGAATATAAGCATCAATTAGCATTGGAATTGCTTCAATGAGAAAATCAATAATTCCATTAATCAGTTGTGGTAATGCTTCGATTATTTGCGGTAATGCCTAAACTATTGCTTCTACAAAAGAAAGAACCAACGTTAAGAACGCTTCTAAGAACTACGGCAAATTATCTATAATTGCTTGAACGATTATAATTAATCCTTCAACAAGTGCTTGCGTTAATTCTGGTAAGTGTTCTGAAATTGCTTCGGAAATCTACACCAAACAATTAACAACCGCTTCAATAATTGTAGGTAGATTTTCAGTAATTGCTTCAATAATTTGCGTTAATCCTTCCACTAGTGCTTCAATGATTGTTGGAAGATTTTCAGCCAATGCTTCAATCAACTACATTAAAATATCGACTGCGGCATCAATTAATGTAGGCAACAGTTCAGGCAGAACCGCAATAATACTATCTACAATACTCATTACAGCGTTTATGAACTCTGGAAGGATTGTATTTAATAGGTTCGGCAACGCTTCTACAATTACTGGTGCTAAACCGCTTATCAGTTTGCCGACACCTTTTAAAGCAATCTCTATTCTTGGTAAAATGTTTTCTCCAAAAGTAGAAACACTCTCAACAAGATTATTAATCAATGTATCAAAGTCTGCGTTTTCATCGGCAATGCCAACAAGCATATTCTGCCACGCTGCTTTCATTGCTGCGGCACTACCTTGAATAGTTGTGCTTGCTTCTTTGGCTGTCGTGCCTGTTATGTCTAATTCCTCTTGGATAACGTGAATAGCTGAATATACGTCATTAAGATTAGAAATGTCATAGTGAATACCACTTAATTTTTCAGCATCTTCAAGCAGACGCTCCATTTCCTACTTCGTTCCGCCATAGCCTAATTTTAAGTTATCCAACATTGTATAATTTTGTTTTGCGAAACCCTGATAGGCGTTCTAAATGCTTTCCATAGATGTTCCCATCTTATTAGCATTATCAGCCATATCAGTTATAGCCATATCTGCTATTCGTGCCGCTTCTTCTGTATCGCCGCCAACGCTCTATAACAGACTGGCAGAAAAACCCGTGACTGTTTCCATATAATCATTAGCCGATAATCCAGCAGTCTAAAATGCGTTAGCCGCATATTCCTAAACAATTCCCGCACTATCTTTAAATAGCGTTTCTACACCGCCTACAAGTTGTTCATAGTCGGCATAACTTTCAACGGCTGATTTCGTTATAGCGGCTGCGGCGGTTGCTCCTGCGGCTACGGCAGCGGCACTAAATTTACCTACGGCTGAAACCGCAGAACTCATAGCATTTTTTAAACCGGAAGTTTCGCCTGTTATCTTTACTACCAATTCTTCTAATGTCATTGGCTATTAAACCTCCTTCTGATTATGCTTTTCCGCATAATCAAGCATCTATTCTTTATAATATATCCAACTATTATCTATTGTATCTTTTGGAAGTTCTTCTTCAAATACATCTGGATATAATTCCTATAAAGTAGGCGGTTGTTTGCCGTTATTCGCTCTATTCGTAAAGATTGAAGTTAATAGTGCTATCTAATAATTATCGTGTAATCTTTCTTTCATCTTCTACTCTTGGTTTTCTCTATATGTGTTGATTAAATCAACGATTTCGCCATATGTATAATTCCAAAAGTCAAAGATGTTAATATCACATTTAAGTGCCGCTTCGTATAATGTATTAAATAGTTCCATAAAAGTTAAAGGCGAAGAAGAATTACTTACTTCGCCTGTTGAGCGTTTTTTGAGTTATCAATCTCTTTGAAGAAACCGCTTACTTTAAAAATTTCAACAATAATAGGAATAAGTTCAATCAAAGTATTACCTTCATCGACAAATTCATCATAAATAGCATAAGTATCATCAAGTGAAATATTATGCTCTAATGCTTGTAGGCTTGCATGAAGTATCATAATAATATCTTCCACTTTTGGAAGTTCATTAGACTTCTATATTTCAGTAAAAACGTTAAGTGGGTTCTAACCCATTCTGCGTTCCAAATCTACACAAGCCTTTGCTGTTAAACGGCATTTGTATTCTTTATCACCAACATTAAGAACAGTATATAACATAATCATAATCTCCTTTATAATAAAAAATAGGGGATGTTTAAAACATCCCCTTTAAATTCAAGATGGATTAGTGACTTCGATTTCACTATTAAGAGCGATATTAGCAGTAAAAGTAAGAGCCGCATTAACAGAAGCAGCGTCTAAAGAACAACTAACTTCGCCAGTAAATCCAAAAGTAGTGTTATCAGGGAATGTAATCTTAAAATGATTAACGCCAGTCAATCCTTTTAACACACGGTAATTAGAAGTTTCAGAACTGTTATCATAGAGGAACTTAAACGCCAAATCACCATAATCAACTAAACCATTAATGTATTTCTTATTCGCATCAGCAAGGCAAGTCACATCAACTTTTTCAGGAGTGCCGCCAAGAGAAGGAATTTCCTATAAGTTGCTAACTTCGGTATAAGTAGTGCCATTAGCACTATATTCAAACTTAATACCCTTTGAAAGTAATCCTTGTGCCATATTCAAAAATCTCCTTTATTATATCTTTTCATAACCCATTGCTTCATATCTCATAATGATTTCTAATTGAGATATTCCAACAGATAACTCATTAATAGAAGTTCTCTTGAACCCCTACTTTCTCATTACATCATCAATCGCAACGGCTTTAGGCATCAATGCAGCAAGACTATTACCCCATAATTTAATATTATAGGATAATCGGCTATAAAACAAATTATCTCCTTCGGCTTCTGCTGCATTGTTATTTTCAATAAATGTAATACAAGGAGTTTCAGTAGAACTATCTACAAATAATTCATAATAGACAGGTAAGCCAACTTTTTCTAACTCTTGTTTTAAGGTTGGTTTATAATCAATCATAAATTTTGAACTCCCTTCTTCAATTCTTCTCTAAACAACTGGATAATCTCTTTGCGGTTTTCATCTAATGCCGGATTTAAGAACGGCTGCGGCTTCTAGCCTACTGTGCTATGCCAATGTCCTTCGGCATCTTGATAACTCCATTTGTCTTGTCTGCCTGTTCCTTCGCTTGAAAAAATGCCTGTGCCTATTTCAACATAAGGTGCATATTCAGTATTAGTGCCTACAGCGGCTTCTGTTCCCTCTACTTCGTGTGTAATAGAGTTTCTTAACTAACCCTTATCAACAGGACACTTCTTTTTAGCATCGTTTTCAACCAAGATACAAGCCTTATTAAGAACTTCGTCTAAATTGATATTATCCAGCTTTTCTAATTTCTTTAATAATCTATCTAAATTTTCTATTTGAGCCATTATTACACCTTCTTCATAAGAATCTAGTGTAATCTTCCAGAAGGAATAACATAAAGAACATCATAAGTTACACCATCTATAACAATCTGGTTTTCATCGGTAATTGAAGCATCGTATGTTAAGCCGATATTCGTTATATCACAATAACGCACGTCAGAAACATTTGTCTGCGAATAAATCTTTACAACCATATCTACTGTTCTTGTGGTGCTACCTAATTTGCGTTTTTCGCCGTAGGCATCAGTTCCAGTAGTGAAGGAAACTACTGAAACCGGCTGTAATTCGCGGTTGAAAGTCATAGAGTAATTAACTTCCTTTTTGCTTTTAACGCACGAACTATAGGTTCTGGATAGTCTGCGGAATAAGCAAAACTTACTCCGCTATATCCTTCACTATCCAAACCTTCGGTGCCAAGGCGATTATAATTATATACACACATTCTTAAAATGATGGTGCTTAATTCATCTACGCAATCTAAATGCGTATATGCCATTGCTTCTTCTATGGCTTGTTCAATAAGAAAAGTTAGTAAATCGTCTTTCGCATTATCACTAATGTTCAACAACATTTTTAAATTCTCTAACATAATTTACTAACCTCCTGTTGGATTAATCAAGCAGTTGCTTCGCTAATCTTACAAATCTTAGTAGCGTCAGCAAGAGCGACAAGGTAAGTGGCACGAAGATAAACGCTGTTCTTACGGGTATCAGGGTTTCTATCTGGTTCAACTTCAACATCTTTCTTGATGAAAAGTTTAACAGCTTCCTTAGTCATAACAAAAGCCTTGTCAGTAAGAGCCTTAGTAGCGATAACAGGAATGCCGCAGATAGTGCCAACCTAGCCATTGTAAATAACTTGTCCCATCATAGCAGACTTGTAATCTGCATCCTTGCGGAGTGCTGCCTTCCACTTGTTAGGGATAAGAATAAAGAGCTGGCTTTCATCTTCAAAATTAAGAGTGCTGATAGCATCAACAATAGTATCATAGTTGAGTGCTCCACCCTTTGCGAAGGTAACGCCAAGGGTAACGCCAGAGCCGGTAATAGCACCAACAAAATCAGAAGTCATCTTGTTAGTCATAACCTGAACTGCACCCTTCATCATGCCATCAACAATGTATGGGTCTTTCATAGCTTCTTCATCAGTGTAATCATAAGCCTGCTGGCAAAGTTTAACACGGTAATCGCTACCAACATAGGAAATAGTGCCACGCTTTGAAGCAGTATTGCCAACGCCGTTAGCCAGTTCTTCGGCTTCGCCAGTGTAAGTATAAGTGTTGATAGTCTTAACCATACCAGCACTTTCAGCCAGTTCATTATCAATCGTCATAAGAGAACGAGTGTTAATAGAAGTGGTAAGTAAATCTTTCGCAGTGCTTTCAAGCACTTTATTATCAAAGACAGTGTTTGCCATAATAAATATCTCCTTTAGTTAAATAATTGATTATATAAATTAGGATTATTTGTTAAGAGATTTTGTCTTTCAATAATAGTCATTTTCTTTGCCTTTTCCTTTGTGATTGTTTCATCAGGCGGCAAATTCTTCTTTGGTGCGGAACTGCCTAAACGCTTTTCAACCTCTCTCTTTACGCTATCTTTAAAAGCCTTATCCAAAAGGCGAATGTTAGAGTTCATAGTTTCAGCATCTTCCGCAATGACAAAATCAACTAAATCTAATGATAATCCTTTATCAGCAAGTATCTTACTTGCTTCATTTTTATTTTCTGCTAGAGCAAGTGCCTTTTCCTTTTCGGCAATAGCCTTTTCACGTTGCTCTAACTCATATTGAAATTTTTCGTTTTCATTCATCTACGCAAGTTTTTGTGCTTCTTTAACCTTTTCGGCGTTCTTCTTCTCTGCCTTTTTTAAAGCCTCGCTAACACGCCTATCACTTTCTCTTTGCAGAAGCATATTAACTTCTTCTTGCGTATAAGTCTTTGTTTCAGTTCCAGTAGTAGAAGTATCAGTAGTTGTATCTACGCCTGTGTTCTGATTGTTTAAATTTACATCCATAATAATTAACCTCCTAAGTTATTGCGGTTGCCGCAATCCCTTTTCATAAATTATATAAATTAAGTTTGGCTTTTCAGCCACCCTTCACATAGATATAAAAAACAGAACAGAGTATTTTAACTACTCTGTCCTGTCTTTGAAAAATTTTTTATTCTTCTTTTGGTTGCTTATTTTGCTTATCTTGAATCGCCAGCATAACTAAGTATCTACCCATTGACAAGCCTAGGCTTTCTGCCTTTTCTTGTATCATTCGCTTTTCTTCTTCTGTAAGCCGAATTTGAAATACCGCAGTCTTTGTAGCCATTACACAACCTCTTTACTATCCAAATAGCAACTATCAGGACACAAATCTATTTTGTTGTTCCATTCTTTATTGCTATCTATGTTAGGGTTCTTATCCCAAGCTACACAGCCGCAATCATCAATATAGACACGCTTAAACACTTCCATAGGCTTCAATGCCGCAAACACACCATCAAGCGGCTTAACGTCATACAAGCGTTTTTCGCCGTTGTTATACTCCAATAGCAAAGTATAATCATCATTCGCTTTTACGCCTACAAGACGTTTCCTGCCGTTCTTAAAGTATTCTTCTACTCTTGGTTCAAGCATTATTTTACCCCCTTTAGGCATAGCAAGATTGAACCGTTTATTTCAACGGTTCAATCGGGAACAAATCTTGCTTCTGTTCGGCTAACTGCCAGTTCTCTAACAGTTCTTCTTGGTGAAGTGCCGTCCAGCCTAATAACATCTTTAACTGCTTGTTCGGCAAGCTGCCTTCAAGCACTTCAATGTCATTAATTGAAATAGCAACTTCATCAGAACCATACTTTGCGTGAAAATGCGGCGGTTGGTGTTCTCGCCAGTTCATATAGATTTTGATACCACGGAAAATACAGATTGTAGGCATATAAGCAACCTCCTTAATTACAATCCTATTATAGCAGATTGTAATTACAGTGTCAATACCTTATTGAAGTTTTTCTTCTAATTTATTAATTTCATCTCGCCATTCCTGCCGTTGTGCCTTTACTTCGGCATATTCTTCATCAGTAAG